CTCCAGTTACTCAAACAAGTTTGCGATTTTTAAATAATTATAGTCAAGTCTTTGGAGATTTAAATTATTCAGCACCTGACAAATATGACGGACAAGCATTTAATCAAGAAATCCCTTTTGAAAGAACTGTACTTATAAATTTAGTAGATAACTCTGGAGATAGCACAAATAATATAGAGGCTTGGTGGGTAGATGCAGACAGTAAAACAGATTTAGGTAAACCTTACATATTTTTTAATAGAGTTATAGATCAAAGTGGTGTAGGGGAATACCCCATAACATCGTCAAATTTTACAAGTTATAATGCTGCTTCAAATGTATCAACAGATCAAAACCACACCTTAAACTTTGGTGCTGAGTTTGACGAATTTAACGGAGATATAAATAGTAACAGTTTATTTGAAAGATTTTACAAACAATACATCGTACAAACATTTGAGCAAAATGGTAGAATTATAAAAGTCTCTGCTAATTTACCAATAAGTTTTATGTTAAACTATTCTGTTAATGACATCATTGTAATTAATGCAGAGGAATATTACATAAATAGTATTAATATGAATTTAGCAACAGGCAAATCAGAATTAGAATTAATCGTAAAAAAAGCTACTTATACAAATAGCGTATTAACATAATGATAAAAAATATATTAGATATGTTGCTATATGCAACAGATGAAACAGAAAACATTAAAATAGCAAAAGGAAAATATAAAATACCTCAAACATTTAAGGAGGGTTTTAAACAATTTAAAAATGAGATAAGATGGCAAGAAAAATAGTAGAAGTAGAATTAAAAGCAGTAGGTGCTGACAAAGCAAGCCAAGACATAAATGAAGTAACGGATAGTCTGCAAAGTTTAGAGGTACAGAACAGCAGAACTGCAAAAGAAACTGAATCACTAACTGATAGTGTTACTACCAATGGTGGTGCTATGGGTGTATTAAATGAGCTTACTGGTGGTTTGGCTACAAGGTTTAAGGATTCTTACGAAGCCCTAGCATTAACAAATAAAAGCCTTAAGGGGTTAAAAGGAGCTTTACTTGCTACTGGTATTGGTGCTGCAGTACTTGCTGTAGGTTATCTTGTTACTAATTTTAGAGAGGTAGAAATAGCTTTAGGTTTTATTAACGTTGAACAAGAAAAGTTTAATGAAGCAATGGAAAATGCAGAGGTAGCTGCTGCCAACGCGTCAAGAGGTTTAGAAACTTTAAGAGATGTTGTTTTAGATACTACAGCAGATGAAACAGCTAGAACTGAAGCATTAACAAAACTAACAGAAACAGTTAAAGGTTTAAACGGTGTAACATTAGATCAAGAGGGTGCGTTACAAAAAATAGTTGATATGACACAGCCTTACATTGAAGCAACACAAAAAAGGGCTAAAGCCGATGCCTTTGCATCTTTAGTAGCTGAGGAAGAAGCAGAAATATTGAAAGCAAGGTTAAAATTCGATAAACTGGCAGAAAATTTTAAATCGGATAGATTTACAAGAGGTATTGGTTTAGAAATGGAAGAAAAGAGAGTCGATGTTTTTAAAGAACAAAATGAGTTTTTAGGAATGTTAAATGAAAAATATGCTGAACTAAACACAGAAGCACTTGCTGCTGAAGGCACTACAAGAGGATTGAATAAGGCTTTTGAAGATCAAAAAAACATAACGGCAGATTTAGTTGATACTAGAACTTTAGCGCAAAAAGCCTTTGAAAAAGATATAACTGAAAATCAATTTTTTATACCAGGTGTAGGATATGTAAGCAAAGAAACCTTTCAAGTATTAATGGACAAGCGAAAAGAAGCAGTTGAAAATGACTTAGCTATTGATCAAATACAAGCTGAAATTAAAACTAGAATGGAAAATGAAGCTGCTGATAATGAGATAAAAAAAATAGAGTTAGAAAAAAAGAGAAAATTAGCAGAATTAGATTTATTAGAAGCAACAGAATCAGAAAAAGCAAACATAATAGCTCACTATAATCAAAGAGTTGCAGATGCTACAAAAAAACAAGATCAATTAGCAGCTAAAGAAAAAGAAGAAAGACTACAACAAACAATAGGTAGTCTAGTTAGTATAGTTGGTGCTAGTAGTAAGTTTGGAAAAGGTATAGCAGCAGCTTCAGCAATAAGAGATACTTTTGCAGGAGCAAACAAAGCATTTGCGCAAGGAGGTATTTTTGGATTTGTACAAGCAGCAGCGATAATAGCATCAGGGCTTAAAAACGTTAAAACTATAATGGGTACTAACGATCCAGCGCCTCCAGCAATAGCAAGAGGAGCAAGCGTAAGTAGTGAGCCATCAGTATCTATACCATCTACGCCAACCGAATCATTACCTCCACAATTTAGCACAGTTGGTGCAAGTGGTGTGAATCAATTAGCATCATTATTTGGTAATCAACCACCAGTGCAAGCATTTGTTGTAAGTGGAGATGTAACAACAGCTCAAGAGTTAGATAGAAACATAATTACAAGTGCAAGTATAGGATAAACAAAATAATAAATTAATTCGTTATAATAATATGAAGATTATAGAACTTATTTTAGGAGATGGTATATTTTCAGGAATTGAAGCTATTTCATTAGTAGAATCTCCAGCAATCGAAGAAGATTTTATTGCTTTAAAATCACAAGAGGTAAAGCTAGCTGAAGTATCAAGCGATAAGCGTATCTTAATGGGTGCGTTGCTAGTTCCAAACAAACCAATCTACAGACAAAACAAAGAAGAAGATTATTATATATATTTCTCTAAAAAGACAATAGAAAAAGCATCTCAGTTGTATTTAATGAATGGAAATCAAAACAATGCAACACTAGAACACCTACACAAACTAAAAGGATTAACTTTAGTTGAATCTTGGCTAGTAGATGATGAAGTACACGACAAATCTAGAAAGTATGGTTTAAATGTGCCTGTAGGTACTTGGATGGGTGCTGTTAAGGTAAACTCTGATGAGGTATGGGATGAATATGTAAAAACAGGAAAAGTTAAAGGATTTAGTATAGAGGGTTACTTTGCTGATAAAGCAGAACGCCCACCAGAGCCAATAAACGACTTTGATGAAGAAGAAGCACAGCAAATGCTTTCAACTATAAGATCAATAGTAAAACAAGATAAACGAATTAAAGGTGGTAAGAGGAGAGAATACGAAGCATATAGTGATTACCCTCAAGCAGTAAAGAACAACGCACAAAGAGGCATAGAATTAAACGAGAAGAACAACAATAAGTGTGCTACTCAAGTTGGCAAGATACGAGCTAAACAACTATCACAAGGTAAACCAGTTTCAAAGGAAACAATAAAAAGAATGTATTCTTATTTAAGCAGAGCTGATGAATATTACAATGAATCAGACAAAGAGGCTTGTGGTACTATATCTTATTTGCTTTGGGGTGGTAAAGCTGCTTTAAGATGGAGTGAAAGCAAGATCAAAGAATTAGATGGCTAGGAATGTAATTAAAGCATATATTAAACCAAAAAGAAAATCGCATCCACATAGCAAGAATGCGAGTAAAGGAAAAACAGGATATATAAAAAAATATAGAGGACAAGGTAGATGAGAAAATTTAGAACACCAAGTAAAACAAGTCCTAAAGGTAGTCGTAGAGGTTGCCTTTGTGCAGATAGGGATGAATACTCAATAGAATGCTGCAAAGGGGATATGATTAATCAAGGAATAGGTAACATAACAAAAACAACATAATCAAAAATACAAATAATAATTAATAATCGTTATAGTAATATGAAAGCAACAGAAATCTTAAAAAATATAAAAACTTTCTTAGGAGAAGAAACTCTAGAGAAAGTAAAAGTAGAGTTAGCACAAGCTAAACTTGAAAACGGAACAATCGTAGAATCAGAATCATTTAAAGCAGGAGATGAAATCTTTATCATTACAGATGATGAGAAAGTAGCAATGCCTGTTGGCGAATATATGATGGAAGATGGTAAACTTCTTGTAGTTGAAGAAGAAGGAATCATTGCAGATTATAGAGTTGTTTCTGATGACGTACCACAAAAAGAAGATCAAATAGAAGAAAAAGAGGAGTTAGATGAAGAAGCTGCTGTTTATGACTGGGCTGGTATGGAAAAAAGAATTAAAAATCTTGAAGACGCTATTGCAGATTTAAAATCTAAAATGGGAGAAAAAGAAGATTTTGAAAAAGTTGAGGAGAAAGTAAAGCAAGAGTTATCAAAAGCTCCAGCTGCTGAGCCTATTTCTCACAATCCAGAAATGGAAGATAAAAAGATCAATCTAAAGTATGCACAAAATAGAAAGCAAACTTCTTTAGATCGTGTATTAAGTAAAATGTATAATAATTAAAAATAATTAAAAATGGCAAATCCAACTTATACTGCTGGAACTTACGCTGGTGAGTTTAGTGGTAAAATATTAGGGGCAGCGTTGCTTAGTGCATCAACTTTAGATGCTGGTGCAGTAACAATTATGCCTAACGTAAAGTACAAATCTGTATTACAGGTAGGTGCTTGGGCAAATGTAGTAAAAGGTGCATCGTGTGATTTTGATGCAACAACGACTTCACTTACTCTAACAGAAAAAGTATTAGAAACTAAAGAATTACAAGCTAACGCTCAACTTTGTAAAAAAGAATTAAGAGACGAATGGCAAGCGATTGAAATGGGCTTTTCAGCTTATGCTGATATTCCTGCTTCTTTCGAGGAGTATGTAATTTCAAGAGTTGCTGCTCAAGTAGCAGACGCTTTAGAAACTTCAATCTGGGCAGGTGCTGCAGGTGCTGATGACTTTGATGGTTTTCAAGCTCTTGTTTTTGCAGATGCAACAGTAGTTGATGTAGTTGCTGCTGCAGTTGATGCTGCAAATGTAATTGATGAAATGGGTAAAGTAGTAGATGCTGCTAATAAAGCAACATTACAGAAATCTGACTTAACTCTTTATGTTTCAACAAATGTAGCTAGAGCTTATATTAGAGCTTTAGGTGGTTTCGGAACAGCAGGACTTGGTGCTGCGGGTATCAACAATCAAGGTACTTCTTGGTATTCTAACGGAGCGCAATTGACTTTTGAAGGTATTCCAGTATTTGTTTGTAACGGAATGGGTAACAACAAAATGATTCTTACTTATAAGAGTAACCTTTTCTTTGGAACAGGTTTAACTTCAGATATTAATGAAGTAAGATTTATTGATATGGCAGACAAAGACGGATCGCAAAATGTGAGAGTAATTATGAGATATACTGCAGGATGTCAAATCGGAGTAGGAGCAGATATTGTTTACTATTCTTAATAATTAATCTAAGAGGGGAGGTTAATTCCTCCCTTTTTATAATAACTATATAATATGGCTTGTTTATTAACAAAAGGTAGAAAGGTACCTTGCAAATCAGGAGTAGGTGGCTTAAAGTCAGTTTACTTTGCAGATTTCGGTACTTTGGGTGCTATTACTATCGCTGATTTTGAAATTTCAGCAATTGCAGGTAGCCCTACTTTATATCAGTTTGATCTCAAAGGTAATTCAACAATGGAAACTACTGTAACAAGTTCTAGAGAGAATGGTACTACATTTTATGAAAGTACTTTAACTTTAAACTTTACATTCCAAGACAGACACACTCAAGAAGAAATAAGACTTCTTGCTATTGCTCGTCCACATATTTGGGTTGAGGCTTATAGTGGCGAAGCAGGTAGCTCTTATTATTTAATGGGTAAAGTTAATGGTTGTGAATTAACGACAGGAACTTTTTCTAATGGAGCAGCAATGGGCGACTTAAATGGTTACTCATTAACATTTGTTGCACAAGAAATGGCTGCGCCAGACTTTACAATTTCAACAGTTGTAACAGGTGCTTCTCAAGGCTCGCAAATAACTCCTAACTAATAGGATTTAACTTTGTATCAAAAAAAATTAAGGGGTATGTAAATCGTATCCCTTTTTTTTATATCTTTATTAGAACTTTATCAGTTTTCATAATAGAGTAAATTTTTTGTTTAGTAAGAAGGGTGGTTTAATTACCAC